TGGGTTTCCAACTAAAGAACAAATTGTTTCTTTTCTTGAAAACCTTGACGTTGTTATAAGTTGTGAAACATTTTATGATCAAAACTTTGTAAAATATGCTAAAAGAAGAAACGTTAAAACAATTCTTCAATATAACTATGAACTTTTTGGAAGTCTTTCTACACCAGAACTACCAGTAGCAGATGTTTTGTTAGCGCCTAGCAGTTGGAATATCAACCATGTTAAAAAACTTTTTGGCAGTAGATCAAATGTTATGCACTTGCCACCACCAACTAATCCAGTTACTTTTATTAATGCTAAAGAAACAAATATGTCTAAAGATCACAACAGAATATTACATATTACTGGTAGAAAAGCAGCAAAAGATAGAAATGGAACAGACACAGTTCTTGAAATGTTGCGGTATTCAAAGGCTGATTATCAATTAGTTATAAGAAGTCAAAATGAAGTAGAGACTAATATAAAGGACTCTAGGCTAACAATTGAAGTTGGCAATCCAGATAATAGAGAAGATATGTATAGTGGGTTTGACGCTATGATACTTCCTAGACGCTATGCTGGTCTTTGTTTACCTATGAATGAGGCATTACTTTCTGGACTCCCCGTTTTTATGACAGACATATCGCCAAACAATGAAATACTTCCAGCGAATTGGTTAATTAAATCCTCATCGCTTGGTACTTTTAGAACCAAGGTTAGAATTGAATTATTTGAGGCTAACAAAAAAGAGTTAGCATTGTGCGTTGATAATTATATTGGTATAACAAATAAACAGAATGAAAAAGAAAAAGCATTCAATATAGGATTTAATAATTTTTCTAACAGTATACTTAAAGATAAGTGGTTAGAAATTATCTCTCAAATTTAGTTTTTGATTTAAACTGTGGTCTAAGTATATTGGATATCATGTATTTAGAAGAACTATCAGAACTTGATAAATATATTGATTCATCTTGTTTAATATCATGTGACTTTGCTACTAATGCACCATTTAAATAAACTTTAACATCTTCTATATAAGTTCCACCAACATTAAACATATTTCCATATATAGATCTCCACAAAAAGGTATCTCTTTGTATTAATACTTCTTTTAATTTTTCTTTTTCCATTGGCATTGGAACATGTAGTTCATAGTCAAGTGGATTATTAAATCCTAATTTTATTAGTCTTTCATACGTCATTCTTAGTTTTTTAGTGTATGGAGATCTGCCGTTTAATTTTTCATACAGTTCAACCTTTTCAATCAGTGGTAATCCATGAAAAGTATCTATTTTTGTAATAGGTTTTACTATATAAAAATCATCATTCATTAAGACAAAATTTTCATTTATATCTTTTGACTCTGAGATTTCTTTTAAGTTTTCAAAGGCATTTCTGTATTTGTGAAAAACTTGGGATACCTGAATAAAGTTACCTGTATACCAATTTGGTTTTCCACCAACAACCCATATATTTGAATCTGGGAAAGAAGATACAACAGATCTAATTGAGTACTTTAACTCTTCATTATCTCCATCTTTGCATATATATACGAAGTCCATATTTTCCTAACTATTTATAAAAAATGATTTATAAAAATCTTTTTCTTTTTTCATGTTTTTAATCTTTTCCTTATATTGATTAAAGTATAATTCTCTAACATCATTTCCATATTTAAGAATTAAATTATTACCAGTAATTTGTGAATAGTATAAAAGTTCATCAATTCTATTCATACTATATTTAGTATTTATTTTTATATATCTTAATAATCTATGCCAATACTCCATATCTGCACCAAAAAGACTATTGTCAAAATATCCTAAAACTTCAAATATTTTTTTATTATAAAATGCATGTGCACAATTTGGCATTATTTGTCCAGGTTTTCCAAGCCAATCAGGTGGTGTTTCACCAATTCTTAAATAATGATCTTCTAAACAAAGTAAATTTTCATCTTTAAAAAAATCAATTATTTTTTTAAATCTAGTTGAGTCAGAAAAATCATCTGCATCATGAACAGTATATACATCAAAATCTTCTTTTTCTAATAACTGTAAGCCAACATTTCTTGAATAATAGGCACCCATATTTATTTGATTATTTATTAATCTAATCTTTGGATTGTCTAGATATTTTTTTATTTTTTCTAATGATTTATCTGTTGAACAATCATTGACAATGCACAACACAAAATTTTGAAATGTTTGATTAATTATACTATCTATAGCCCTTTCAATAAACTTTTCTTCATTGTATACTGGCATTATTACTAATAGTTTTTTCATCAATGTCTCCAAATTATTAGAAAAGCGGGTATACATTTATTATATACCCGCTTCTCATTTTAATACAAACTACTTCTTAGTAGCAGCCTTCTTTTTTGCTGGAGCCTTCTTAGCAGGTACAATCTTGCTAAGTGCATCTGAAACAGCACCAGTATTTGGCAGTACGCCAAACGCCTTGTCATTAGGATTAAGTGCTCTCAATGCAACTGGTGCTAGAGCAGCAACTAGTGCAGCCCAAAGATCTTTAGGATCTGTTACGCCAGCCATGTAAAGTGCAATTACAGCACCAAGAACAGATCGTCCGTATGATGCAAGAATTGCTTTATTCTTATCGTTTAGTATATTATTCATTATTCCTCCTAGGATATAACTTTTGTTAGTATAGCGTAGCCAGACCATAGGCCTATGATGCCTGCTACCCCAGCAAAAACTGGAGGTGCTGGTACTGGCAATTTGAACGCAGCAAATACAATGCCACATCCAAAACCTGTTAGTATTGAAAGCATTAGTTCTTTCATATTATTCTGCAACCTTTTCTGGTAATAACTCTAGTAATTTTTTTGAGTGTTGTTCAAAACCATCTTTGTTTAATTGTTCTGCAACTTCTTTAATAACTTTTTGAGAATTTTCTATATATTCAAATGCCCAATCGCGGGAGTCAGATAAAAATTTAATAAAATTTTCTTTATGAATTGAGTCTTCATCTTGATCAACATTATTAAATTTAATTTTGTTTAAATCTTCAAGCATTGTATATGCCACATATAATTCTGCCAAAGAAAAGTTAACTTTTTTTAATTTTTGCATTGCTGAAATATAATTTATTGCAAAAGAAACTGTTAGTGTTATAAAAAATATTAAAAGTCCTTTTTCCATAATTCTATTGTACTACAATCTCAGTCACTATAAATCCCAATCGTCATCATCTAGGTTTATGCCATCAAAAGATTTTGATATTGATGCAAACAAAGCAACACCAGATATAATAAAAATACCAACAATGCTTATTAAAACAAGTAATCTTTTTTTCACACTGCTACCAGATTTTCACATCTTGTACATGCATTATATTTTTTGCCAGTAAAGGGACATGATCCAGCATCTACAAAATTATGGCTTTTAATTTTGCAAATAAATAAACTTAAAATTCTTTTAACCATGCCATTTTTCCTGTACTAGTAAAACACTTGCGCCAAGGTCTTCTAAAGTTTTTTTAACTTCATTAAGATAACCATATACAACTGGTTTTGATTCTTCTGTCATATTATTGTATTGTTCTTCATCAACAGTTACCTTTAAAAAAAACATTTTATCTTCAACTTTAATATGAAATCCACCTGGACATTCAATATTGTTAAATGCATCCCACATTTCTTTTGTATAATATGCCTTGCTCATTCTTTTATTGCCTCTCTTGTAACTAAAACAATTGCACCATTTTGTTCTAAAGCATTCTTTAGGTTAACAACATATTGAAGTGCTTTAATTTTTTCATCATGAAACATTTTTACAAACTGCTTCTCATCTAATTTTATCGTAAGAAAGTGTTCATTGTCAATAATATTAACACCAAAGCCTTTTGGTGCTTGAATATTATGCACAACTCTACGCATAGAATCTGTATACATTATTTACGACCCCATTGAATTTTATCCCAAACACGTTCATGCCAATAATAAACACCAACTTTAAGAATTGTTTCCCAAAATGCAATAAGAGCAGAAAGACTTCCTTTATGGGTAATAGCATAAACTACTAAAAATGATGTCAATGTTCCAAAAATGCGATACGTCCAAGACTTAACAAATGATCTTGATTTAGTCACCTTCATTGTCTATTTCCTCCTTAAACATTGATTTAACAAATCTATCTTCTGCTTCAGC